AACAAAGCCACCATCAATTCTTGTAAGATCATCTATAGTTCGACCTTTTTTATCACAAAAGCAGTCTTTACAAAAAGTAAAATCCCAGTCTGTTTTAAGATTGCTTTCAATATGTCTTGATACATCACTAATTAATTCACAAAGTTTAGCTTTAAGTTCTTTGTCTTTTAAATTATAACCTAAGTTTATTTTATTAACATTCATTGTAGTATCTCCTTATGTTAGTAAGTTGTGGATAAGTAAAAAATAAGCAGTTGTTTGGAAAAGATTATCCAATGACATGCTTAGGTCATCCATGGTAAGTTGATAAAGTCTTGACCATGATTAATTGAGAACATTCTCTCAATCTTCACTACTGTTGCCTTTAAGTGACATATGATTATCAATCATCAATAGCGTCTCGATTTCTATTAGTATAAGTCTAAGTGTAAGAGTATTCACAAATCATAGTGAGACTAAGGCTTTTAGTATTATTATATGCAGTGCTTTATGAAGCTGTAACTGCCTGTTTTAGCCTGTTTTATCAAACTTATGATAGTGATATACTACTTAAAGAACACAAACCCTCTAAGTAGAGGGCTGTGCATTCTCAACTGCATCAACTCTATGATGTAGTTTAGTAAGACTTCTGTGATTCTGATCAGTCTTCTTAATCAGTTCCTTAGCCCATGCTGGAGTCTCATCAACTGGCTGTTGAGCTTGAGGTTGCTGACCCTGTGCTGAAAGAGCATTGATAAGAGTAGTTAATGGATTGTTACCAGCATTGTCTGCACCTTCCATTATAGAACTCATTTGCTGAACAGATTCTATACTTCTCATTAACAGATTGTCTATCTTGTTCTGATTAGGATACTTCCTAGACATCTCTTTTGATGCTGTTACATTGGCAGCAATACCACTTAACTTCACTGCATTCAACACAGCTGCTTTAACTAAGTCATTAGTCATTATACATCCTTTCAATTAATTAATATTAAATAACTAAAAACCAAAAATAACCAAAAACTATATATGGAAATGCTATTTCCAACCCACCCCAATGCTTATAAGAGTGAGTATTAAAATGCTCCAATTTTTGAAAAAAGTGTTGTAAGTTTGCCTTATGAGAACTTATACAATAAAGAAGATTGAACATCATGTCTATGAAGACTTAGATGAACTACCTGAAGATTTAGTCTATCTTAAAGACTGGCGAAAAGCAGAGATAGGAGACTGGGTGTTAGCTGATGATGGCTGTATTATTCAGATCCTAAGAAAGAATGAAATGAGAACCAAAAGAGGTAAGCAAAAGATTGTTCATTTCTTTGGCACTTGTACTGGCACTTTTTCTGAGAAAGCTAAACATATGGATACTGAAAAGAGAGAAGATATATATACTCTCTCTGGTAAGATAAAGAAGACTAGGAAAGAATTGACAATTAACGAAACTCTTTTTGCACAGCACATCGTAAGGGGTGTTTTACCAGAAGATGCCTATCTAAAAGTGTATAGAACTAATAATAGAAAGTATGCTAAATTACAGGCAGGTATTTTACTTAAATCTGAAAGAGTAAAGAAAGTTATGAAAGAAGAGATTAAGCCTGTTCTTCAAGAATTAGGCATCACACCAGAGGTTGTATTAGGTAGAATTAGAGATATTGCATTGGAAGCTGAGAAAGACTCTGACAAGCTTAAAGCTTTATTTGAACTAAGTGAGATACTTGAACTTAAAGAAACCCAAAAAACAACAGAGGTTACAGGTGCATTGTTCCAAGGCTTTGAGCCTCAACAAATAGAAGCAACACAAAGACCTAAATTAAAGGAGGCTTAATATGCCAAAAGTAGATGGAGTAGAATTTCCTTACACTAAAGCTGGAATGCAGAAAGCTCAAGCCTGGGCTGCTATGACTGGTAAGCCTATGCAAATGGAAAAAGAATACCAAAGTGGTGGTAGAGTAATAGCTGATATATTAGATTCTGCATCTTTAGAAGAGGTTGCACATAAAAGGATTCCAGGTGGTAGTGTAGCAAGATATACTGCTCGAACTCAAGGTGGTGATGAAAGACATTTAGCTAAGTTTATTGAAGGTGAAGGTGGCAAAGAAAAAAGAAGACAAATATTTACAGATGCATTAAGACAAAATATAAAAGCTAATCCAGGCTATTCAGACACTCTATCTTTAGAAGAAGCTCGTAACTATATGAACATGGGTGAAGGCAAAAGTCTTTGGGATTTATTTAAAGACATAATCCCTGCATTTGAGCAAGGTGGCGAAATACCTGCAGGTAGAAGAATGTATGGAACTAATCCTAAGAAGAAAAAGAAAGCTGTTATGCAAACATCCACAGCTGGTATGCATATGAGAGGTGGAGAACAATTTAAAAAAGGTGGTAAAGTAAAGATGCCTAAAGGTTGGCATGTCTGACCATCTGATAATAAACCACACCCAGTTGGGAAGAAACATTAGTGGCAAAATTTGATGCAGAGGGTCCAGACTATGATTGGGATGCAGTAAGGGCTTGGGAAAAAGAAACAGGAGAGATTTGGGAACCAACTATAATGCCAGATGGAAAGCCCCATTATTCAAGCAGAATACCTTCAGGAAAAAATGAAGGTTTATTGCTTAAAGGAAGAGAACATGAAAGTTGGAATCTTCTTGAAGAAGGTGAAAAGGAAGCAGGTATGAAGATTTATAAAAAAGGCAAAAGATATTATAGTAAGCCTAAGAATATTTCAGATAAAATTATAGATATATTAAAAGGATTATAAATGAGTAAATCTAAATCAAAAGTAGAAAAACAAGTTGAAAAGATTGAAGAAAGTGTATTAGATATTAGTGATTGCAAATGTGGTGAAGAGATAAAAAAGATTGCTGAGATAGAAGAATATATTACTACTGCAAAAGATTTAGTAGTTGTGCATGATGATGAAATTAATGCTATAAAAGATAGCTTAAAAGACTTGCATACTAAAGTTGATAGAGCTTTAAATAGGTTAGGTATTGGCTAGTGTCTGTTAATTCAAGCAGATCAATATGGGAATTTGAAGCTGATGCTCGCAGAAGAAAGACTGAAGAGAAATTAGCTAAAAGAAAGAATCCTGCAGATCAAGTACAAACAGCTTTAGATGCAATAGGAACTATGCCTGTATTAGGAAATGTAGCAGATTTAGCAAATGTAGGAATATCAACAGCTAGAGGCAATTTAGGAGAAGCAGGTTTGTCTCTTGCTGCAGCTGTTCCTGGTTTTGGACTTTTATCTGGTGCAGGTAAACTTGCTAAGAAAACTAAAGGTATTAGAGCTGGAGATAATGTAGTTAAAGAATTTATACCTATTAAAGGAAGGTCTACTTTTGATCCAGGAGCAGCAGCTAAAGATAAAAAGCTAGGAATATATGATCCAGAAAGGTCTGGCTATAGAGATATTGTTCTTGCTAGAATGGAAACTCCAGAAGGAAAAACATTTATTCAACCTTTTTATGAATCAACTGGAACTTCTGGGAAGTTTGCAAGTCAATCAGGAGGAGCTAAAAGAAGAGGCGAGTATGAGCCTTTTGTTGGAAGAATAGAAAAACAATCAGGTCCATATAATCCAGGCTGGTATATGAAAGGTCAAGTAGATATTGAAAGTCCTACCAAATGGAAATCAGCAAATTATAAAATAGATACAGAAGCTAAAAGAGAATACTTAAAAAAATTAAAACATCAAGGTGTTGAAATGGAAGAGGCTTTTGAAATGATGGCTCGAATGGGAGATTATTCAGATGTAAGTAAAGAGCTAAAAAGACTTGATGAATTGGGTTATTTTACTAAAAATACTAAAGTATATGAAAATTTAAATAGAAACTTAATGAACAAGTGGTTAAAGGAGCAAGGGGTAGATTTACCTGGACTTACTAAAGGTGAGTTCAAACAAGGTGGAAAAGTTTCTAACAAGCAAGTATTTAACTATCTAAAGAATGTCTAATATAAACCTACATAATGTGTCTAAAGAAGAAGAGGCACTACATCTAGCGTACAATGATATAATTGCATTTGGTAAATTATTTTTGCCTGATGATTTTTTAAGATCTGAAACTCCTTGGTTTCATTATAATATTGCAGATGCTATTAATGACCAAGATGTAAAACAGTTGGCTATCATTATGCCAAGAGGACATGGAAAGACAGTATTAACTAAAGCAGACCTTATGAGGTCTTTTTGCTTTAATCAGAAAGATTTTGAGTGGGGATTTATAAAAGAGAAGCCTGATCCATTATTTTATGGTTGGGTATCAGCTACTGCAAAGTTAGCTACAGGTAATATGGATTATATTAAGTCTCATATAGAGATGAATGACAAGATACAATACTACTTTGGTAACCTTAAAGGAAAGAAATGGACTGAAGTAGATATAGAGATGGCTAATGGTTGTAAGCTTATATCGAAGTCTAACATCTCAGGTATTCGTGGTGGAGCTAAACTTCATAAAAGGTATGATCTCATCGTACTGGATGATTTTGAAGACGAGAACAATACTATAACACCAGAAGCCAGAGCTAAGAATAGTAATCTAATTACAGCTGTTGTCTTTCCAGCACTTGAACCCAAAACAGGAAGATTAAGGATTAATGGTACACCTGTGCATTTTGACAGCTTCATTAACAACCTGATCGTAAATTATGAAAAAGCAAGGAAAGCGAAGAAGGACTTCAGCTGGGATGTTAAGTTGTTTAAAGCATTGCAAGATGATGGTACTGTACTTTGGGATAGTTGGTTTCCTAAAAAAGAATTAGAAAGAAAGAAAAAGTTCTATTTAGACTCTGGACAG